ATATTTACCTTGCCCAGATCTTCAATAATAGCTTTCTTAATGTTGCGAAGAGATGGGTTAATCCGCCTATCATTAGGCACGCTAAAAGCCAAGCCATCTGCCGAACCATCGTGATAAGGATCTTGTCCAAGGATAACAACCTTTATGTCGTTATACCCGGTTGTTTTAAAGGCACGAAATACTTTATCGCTGGGTGGATATACGACGTGTTTCTGCTTGGCCTGTTTGATTTGTTCTCTTAGCTCATCCATATAGGAACAGCTAAAGATTGGCTCTAACGTCTCTGCCCATCCTTCTCCTACAATATCAGTAATCTTCTTCATATTTTAAAGGTATTGCCCCTGCCATCAGGGTTTCTTTGCTTGCTCCCCAGTTATTGGTGTAGCTGTGGTAAGCAATCCGAGAGATTAACTCTGATGCTTTGCTCCATCCAAGGTCAAGGTAGCTTTCGTCGATGCTAAATATCTCACAAGGATATTCTTTGTTTGTCTGTACAGCTACGATATACATACTCTTGGGTGTGTACTCTGGGTATGCTTTAGATACAGCCCATTGATAAAAGGCAAGCTGTCTGTCGTAGTCGTACTTCTCGAAGGTGTCTTGAAACATCCCAATCGGTGAGCGGGTGGTCTTCAAATCAACAATCGAGTAGGTCTTCTCTTCGTGGTTAAATAAGATTCTATCTACCTTAGCTTTGAAGTCCAAGCTAAGTGACTCATTCTCAAGCTCTAAGTCCCACTTCTCGGTAAAGTAAATCTCTACTTCGTTATAGGCTTCATCATAAGATCCATTGAACCCATTCCCTTCTATCAGTTCTGAAGCAAAGGGATGCATACGTATAGAATCTACGCAGCCCATAATCTGGTGGTACGTCATTGAATCTACGATATGCTTGTCTTGCGATTGGCATAAAGCAATCCAATAGGGTTCTGCCGTCTTGAGGATAGAATCGATACGTGAGGATAGGGTTCTGTTGGAGTAGTAATCATCTGGAATTACGATACCCCATTCCCCTTCTTCTATATCCTTCAACTCGATATGCGGCATTAGTCCCTCGTGTCTCTCTCTAACCCGGTTAAAGAGAACGTCGATGATCTCTTTCACCTTAGGGCCGGGTACATTAGACGGGGTAATATCAATCGAGTCAGGCTCAAGAAGAACCTTATGTATCAGCGTACCTAACTGGAAGGAATCGTTATCCTTAGAATCCAGTAAGCCATCGAGATACTTCTTAAAGTACCGAGGGCTACCTCCAGACATAGGATCTATATAACTCAAGCAACTATTGTTTATAGCTGCCTTACTAAAGTAGCTTTCGTCCTCGTTCTTCATTGGTGTAAAATTTAATGGGTTCTTCTCGTTCAACCGTTAGTCCAACAAATCTATCTAAAAGAGTCTGTCGTACCAGACGTTTCGCTTCTTTATCCATCCCACTCTCGTAACCATAGTAGCCCTTTACACTTACTGTACCTTCAATAAGCTCTCCTTTAAAGGTTGCTTTATAGTTGTAGATATAGAGGATAGGATCTCCGGGCCGTAATTTCTTCTCTTCCATATCAACATATAGGGAGGGACCGAAGCCCCTCCCCTTTTAGTTAGTCAAGCCAATCTTCAAAATCTACATCATATAGATTCAACTCCTGATCTGATTCCTCTACATCACAGAGGTCAAAGGCGTAGTGGTCTTTAAGTGCGCCATCTACAGCTTGTTTAACCGTAGCAATAGCGTCGCGTACTACTTCGGACTTATCAGAGGACTCATACTTAGAGACAGCGATAGTCACTACAATATCTATAGTGCCGTTAACTGTCTCGTTGATTTCATTGAATGCGCCCATAATTCTTGTGTTGCGCTTGTTTTACTTCTATTAACGTGGGGTAAGGTCGTATAGATCCTTACAGTAATCACATTGAACAACCTTCAGGCTTACTTGCTTCAAGGTGCCGGGACATTGAGGACAGAAGATAGACTTCTCCTTCTCTTTCCGCTGCAATCCAAAAGCAATTTCGCTGTGGTAGTATTCTTTAATTCTGCTCATTGGGATCTGGGATTTCTAAACCTAACTCTTCAGCCGACCATTGTCTAATAAGGTTGATGTAGTTAGTGAACTCGATAGTAGTCATAGTCTTAGTATCGGTATGTTCTAACTCTACCTCCTCTGTAATGGGATTCCACTTCTCCCGCTTAGCAAACATATGCTTGAGAGATTCGTGGACGTGGGTACGCTTCAGCTCACCAGTATCACTGCCTAAGTCGCTGGCTTGCATACCCTTATTCTTTAGCTCTACATAGATCATATATACCACAGTACCCCAGTAGTAAGCATTCTGATTGATGCTGCGTAGGGGAAGGGGAGTAAGGTCTATAAGAACTTCTTTGCCATTCAGTTTACTTAACTCATTATGCCAAAGGGCTTCTTCATAAGGTAAGAATTGCCCGTTGATAATCTTTCCAACAGATTTGATCATTGATAGAAGGAATCATTTGTTCTATGGTCTTGCTTGATTATAAATACAAGTTTCTTATCCTCTTCATTTTCTACAGCGTGAAACTCTATAGAAGCTGAGCGAGATACATACCTGATATTGTCGTCAGGTATCTTACCCATATTAACCAGCAAGTCTTGAAATACTTTGCAGTAAATCCACTTGTTATCTAAGTCCCAGTCGCATTTGCCGGGCACGTCATACAGTTTACACTCTATCTGAATAGGGAAGGTTTTGATCTTAGGCATATGCTCTAAGAACGGCCTATAGAAATCCTTGATAGCATTAACAATCTTAACCCGTATGATAGGTGTACTTAGACCAGAATAGAAATCCTGACCGTTGATACGCTTGTATCTTGGATTGTTTACACTCTTGGAGTTCTTCACTATAGGTTGCCCATCAGGGCCACACAACCTTCCCTTAGAATCGTATCCGTATGCTTGATACTTCTTAGGGATTTTGTCAGTTTTAGAGAAGTACTTAGGTCTTCTACTATTACTCATCTTAACCTGAGTAATGTAGTTTGGCATTTCAATGGTTATGATATTCATCTAATAGCCAAGATATGGTAGAAGCTACATATGATTTGCCGTGTAGCTTTACCAAGTCGCTGATATCTTTTGCTTCGTAGTTCGTGGTCGCGAAACGCCCGTTAGTTAGGAACAAGGGCGAAATATCGAATTTTTTACGCATGTAGTTTGCCATCTTGATACCCGCTCTATCGAAATCGTAGAGGGAATATACAAACTTGCTTTTCGATTTAATACCTTTAATCCACTCGGGATCAGGGTATACGGACTCACTCTGTGGGGCAACAGCGGTAATACCAAACTCGTGTAAGACCAGTACATCCTTCATACTCTTGGTGATTATAGTACCTTTACTATAATCCCTTGGAATATGCTCACCTTGTACAACAGTGCAGTTACATATAAATCTACTACCTTTTCTAAACGGGAAGTAGATTTTGTAATCTCCTCCACCAAACCAGTAGGCATAAGCTACGTCGCTCTTCTGGAAGTTGTAAACGATTTTACCGTTGACCCAGACGTTGCTTACAGGATACACGTGAAACATCCGAAGGGTATCTTTTGATACACCGAAGGAAGTCCAGTATAACCTATCTACTTCTTCAAAGTCCCTCCTCTTAATTTGGATTGCGGTATGTTCCTTGTGCATCTCTTCAGGAGTGATATACTCTATACGAGGCACAGGATTATCTGTATATAGACCGAAATCCTCTACGATAAGAGAGAGTGTTTCGTTGTAACTGAGATTAAACTTCTCCATTACAAGCTTGAAACAACCAGCTACATATCCTGTAGCAAAGTCCTTGAATAATAGGTCGCCTTGTTTGGTATAGAAGAATCCGCAACTTGGATTTTTATCCTGCCGTAATGGAGAAGTAATCCGCTTGTGAAGTTCAACTCTCACTTGCAGATACTTCTCCATTATTTGTTCTTGCGACAGTCGCGTCAGGATAAAATCTTTAGTTATGTCCGGACGCAGCGTATACATTACCAGGGTGCGCTATCCATCTCAGCACTGGCGGTTGAGTCGAATACAGAAGTGTGCGATTCAACAGTATCAGGTACTGGTGGGGTAACATTATCCCACTCAGGATTGATAGTAAGCCGAGAAACCTCACTCATATTCTGAATGAAGGGAGCCACCGCACGCTTAGGGAAGGTAGTATATGCGCTGTTCTTCTTGTAGATCGTCTTGATACGTACAGGAACATTGTTATACGTCTGTCCCAACAGCTTGATGATGCCGTTAGCAAACTCTTCAAACGTCTGAGCGTGGAATACACACTTGTCTTTGGGGATATAGCAAGACAGAATATGCTTGATACGCTCGCCTTGGCTTTGAAACTCTTGCTTCACATACCGTTCGGCATCATCCTTCGACTTCGACCATCCCTTAGCAGCTTGCAAGCGGGAGTCATAGTCGATAGGAAACTCGATATGGGTGAAGGTAGCTCCGTTACTATCGGCAAAGACAAACCTCAGCACCTTCTGTCCGGTGCCATCTGTCTTGAGGTGATCATACGTAACATCTTTCAGCAAGACGTTCTCTGTAATACCAGCTTGAATCTTAGATCCACCAGAGCTGGTGTTTGTGCTTTCATCGAATCCGTACATAGTCAGTTATTTTTAATTAGATCAGGGTATATCTCAGACCAATTCAATTCCATCAGTTGATTTGCAAGACGTGGAATACGACATCCCGCATCGGTGTTTTGTCCCGTACGGAAATCAATCATCAGCTTGCCTTCAGCGTTGCGTGTAATACGTCCTACGCCATCCATAATAGAGCAGAGATGGGTCTTTAACTTACCAGTCAAAGCCACCTTCTCCACCTCGATTTGTTCCTCACCATGACCATCCTTTTGATGGCCTACAATGATGAGCTTATTGGCGATTTTAGCAAAGGTTTCTACTACAGCAATCGTTTGGTTACGTGCCATAGCCCAGCCCTTGCCGTGTGGTAAATCACCGATAGATTGTACTCTATGCTTGGCACAGATCTCTTCGGTAACCCACGCTTCGATATGATCGATAGTATCGATTACGATAAAATCAAACTTATCTTGTTGTGCAGTAATGTACTTATGCACCTCACGTAGCGTAGGCAAATCACCTACGATAACGCTGTATGCACCTGTACAGAAACTGGTTCCACCTACGGGAACTCCATCCTTAGTCCCCTTGATTTCTGTATCTATGATAAGGTGCTTTGGTAACGCTGCAATAGCTGTCGTCTTACCAACCTTAGGCTTACCATAGATAAACAATCTATGAGGACTGGGGGCTGCCTCTTGTAATCGTGGTTCAATCATCTTCAAATGTGCTAAAATGTTTATCTATTACATTGATTAAATGCTTGTTCAATCTCTTCCTCAACCAAAGGTAGCACTCACTCGCTTCTATGCTGTTCACTTTGAGTAGCGATATGCTTGGAGGTAAGAAGACTTGATCAAAGGGTTCAATCTTAACCGTATTCATTAGGGGCCGGAAAGTTATTACTTCATTCTCAGATATAAAGAAGTAAGTTACTTCTGTATCTAATTGTGGCTCGTAATGGTTGGTTATTGTAGGGGACTTATATACATCTCCTACATACACTTGTAGATTCTCATATGGAAAATCCACGTCGGGGACTTTGAGTTGCCTGAGGTTGAGTGTCATACTCTTCGAAGCTTCCATTCTTTAAATTGTTTGTAAGTAGCGTCAAGGCTGTTTGCCCGTGCCTGTTCTTTAGGCAGTGCAAAGCAGCAAGGTTTTGTGTTGGTATATTTCTACGTCCGTAATACTCTAACCCCAACAGGCTCGGTTGGTGAATGACAAGCACACAATCTGCTGCGTGATACAACTGTTTAGAACCGTGTATGTCGGTCTTCATAGGGTAATGCAGGTTGGGCACGTCAGGATCTCTACGCCTATCTCCTTCTATCTTATCGTTTAGCTGAGAAAGCAATAATACCATTGCACCATATCTCTTACGAATCTCAATACACATCTTGCCTAACTCCGCCAGAGTTTGGATCTCGTCTTCTCCCTGTACAGGAGTAACCAAGAGTGTGTGGTCTAAACAGATTACATAGTGGGAGTCAGGGTTATCATCGACAAATTTCTTAATCGTCTTGGCAATCTGAATCCTGTTACCGGGGTTCTCTACGAAGTATAAATCGGGTTCTTTAATCTTCCCTAACCTATCGTATATAAGAGCCTTCTCGGTATCGTTCAGTCTCAAGTCCGCCTTCAGAATTTTATCCAGCCCGACCGTAGACAAAGCACTAATCCGCCTAATCAATTCCATCTCAGCACTCATCTCAAAGCTGAAGTGTAGGATCTTCAAAGGCTTTTTAAATTCATTAAACACAGGAGAAGTAAAGTCCCTCATAAGGTTATTGAGGAACATACTCTTGCCGTGTCCTGATGCACCTGCAACGACATAGACCATCCCAAACTGCAAACCACCAAGAAGCATATCATTTACCTTCTTCCAGCGGGTCTTGAGTACAGGGACAGTACCGTCCATATACGATTCTATGGTAGACGTAGTAGTGACTACTACCTCATCCATAGATCGTATTGGTAGTTCAAAGGAGTCGGTCATGGGGCATATCTTCTTGAGTTTCTGCATCCATCAGTTTGCAGACATCAATATATGCTTCAGACATCAGCCATTTGTCGATACGAATTGCAATCAGTTTATTATCAATAGCATACTTCAAAGCACCAATAATCATATCGTGCTTCTCTTGAGTAACAATAGTTTGGTGATACTTCTTCACCAACTCTTCTTTGTTTACCCCTTTAGCAGGAATCTTCTTATTGTTGATTGTGATGTAGCCGGGATACAACTCCCAGAACTCTTCTGCATTTCTCATAGTAGCGTCATAAAAGAGGGTGACAAACTTCTCTGTAGGTTCATAGTAGTCGGCATATACACTACGCACATTGACATTTGTATTGATAATTAGACCTTTAGATTCTAAATCATCAATCATATCCGCGGTAAAGTAATGGCCCTCATTGGCAACCTTATAGAGCAAGTCGTATCGCTTTTCATAGAGGATCTGCATAAAGAAGATCTGCATAGGAGTGATGTCTAACTTGATAATAATGTCAACGTACTTGTCAATAGGATGTATCATAGCTTAATCTTTAAATGGTAAAGGGTCTTTAAGTAGGTTGTCTCCGATATGTTCGATAGCCTCTTCTACAGAATGTACCCAGATTACGTTCGTCGTTTTGGTTTGACGGGCCTTAAGCCAAGTAAAATCCTGAGTGTCTTTAAGATAGAGGTTGATGATATATCCGGTCTTTCCTTCCTTAAATCTAATGGCTCGACCCGTTCTTTGCAAGTCCTGTCGAGGAACAGAAGTGCCAGAACATACAATAGCCATCTCTATACCATCTACATCAAAGCCCTCATCTAAAGCACGGGCAGTATGCAAAATACGCATATCGGTACGAGGGTCAGCAAACTGTTTGAGGATGCTGTGTCGTGCGGCTTTAGAAAGTTTGCTATGATAGGCAGCACTATAGGGTTGCGTACGTTTGTTGATCTCCGAAGCAAAGTCTACGCTCTCTCCAAAGGTTATCATAGGCACGTCATAGGTGCTGATAAGATGTCGAGCAGCATTCATCTTCGTCTCGGACTTGTAGATCAAATCCATACGGTCTCTCATAGCTTTATTCCAAGCCCTTGCTTTACCTATAATCTCATTCTCCTCCCATCCGGGCATATTCTTTTTGAATATGCTACGGTAGATAGGATCCTTGAGACATTTCATAGCCGTAGTGAAGTTGTTATTGAACAAAGCAAAATGCTCGTAGTAGGTATCTGTAATCTTCTTGTACTGGATAGCTTCTTTCTCGCTCATCCGTAGGCCGATGTTGATTACAGAGAACTTAGATACATAGTTGTTCTTTACAGCTTCATTCAGGCTAATCGTATCAATAACAGGAGCATACCTTTCGATGATAAAGTGCCGCGAATCATCTCGCTCTAACGTAGCTGTCAGGCCGAGGATATGGCGGTACTTGATTACATCGAACACAGTTTTAAAGACATCGGAAGTATAGTTATGTACCTCGTCAAGGATAAGGAGGTCGCAGTCGATACGGCTTTTAACTACCGTATTGATTACAACTACTTGGGTATTGACGATACCTAACTTGTTAATCTGTTTCGTCCATTGGTCTTTCAGATTGACAGTAGGCACAACGACTACAGCGGTTCCTCCGTGTAGCTTCTCGTTAAGGTCTTGAAGAATAAGCAGGGCTACAAAGGTTTTCCCGAAGCCTGTTACAGCTTCGAGAGTTCCCTTGCGCCCTGCCTTAGTCCACCTATCTATTACTTCTTGTTGTCTTTTGAGTCGGCGGCTATCAATTTTTTCCATTAAAGCACCAACGTCGGCTCCAATCCCATCTCTTCGACAAACCAGTTACTCAAGTCAGCGTGACGTTTTACATACTCAGAAGGAACAGAACGCTTCAAAGCTTCTGTAGCGTTGTTGTACAGCTGCCAAGCGGTGCCTTTCAACTCCTGAATATCCTGCGACCTATTCTCCAACATAGCAAAGTCCTTGTTGGTAGCAATAGATTCAAGGAAAGAAGACATCATATGAGGAGACAACAGGTTCTTCAGGTAGGCATCACCTACGAATGTAGAAGCTACATCATAGTTGACTTCGATCTGCTGCAACTGTTCAGCCAGCTTCATAGCACGGTTGTATTCGCTATCCATCTCTTCGATAATATCCATGATATTACAAGTGAGATCTTCGTTGACAGAACCGCTGTGCTTACGGCGGTAGGTCTGATTCTCTGAGAGGAACACACCGTTACTACATACACGAACCATAGCACCCGCAGTAAACGTAACCTTCTTGGTCTTGTTGTAGCTGTTGAGGAACGCTACACTACGGTGCATAGGGCTGTTGTAATCTGACGGCTTAGACACACGCATCACACCAAGGCAGACCTGACCATTCAAAGCAAGGCTATACTGCTCAGCTTCGATATTGAATCCAGCGGCATTGAGGTTGCCTGTGATAGCTTGGTGAAGAGAGCGGTTACTTACAGGACGGTAGTAGTTCGTTGCTTGGGGAACTGGTACACTAAAGATCACTTCTGGATCACTGGTACGGAGAATTGATTTCGTACTCATTGTTCTTTCTTTAAAAGGTTTAGAATGGTTGTAATGCTGTTTAATTCTGACATAATCAAAAGCCTTCCTTCCTCACTGATTTGTTCTTCTGAGTCAAGGAAGTCTTTTAGATCTTGCTGATGAGTGGCCCAGTAGCCGTATCTCTCCTCTAAAGTTAAGGAATAATAGGGTACGTAGGCACGTTTTTTAGGGTGTGATAGACTCATTTACTCCAATGTTGTGTGATGTTGACTTCTGCTTTAAGTAAGTCATTCTTAATAACATAACGTGCTGCTTCTTCCATAAGATCTTGCAGAATCTGTTTCCATTCTTCTGCGTGGTCGGGATGGCAAATGGTATCTATCTGGTCGTGTACAGCGAGGACAAGCTTGGCGGGATAGTTATTCTTTTTGATATAGTTGTATACCAAAACCATTGCGTGCTTAGTCATATCAGCTGCGGTACCTTGGATAGGGGTATTCTTTGCCTGACGTTCAATCTTACCTCTTACAGCCATAGGCATATTGTAGGGTTCCCAATCTGGGAACCACCTCTTACGTGAATAGGGAGGGAAGGTTTCTATATATCCTCTCTTGATAGCAGACTTGGACATATTATCCAAGAACTTCTTGATAGATGGAAACGCTTTGAAGTACTTGTCGATGAGTTCAGAGGCTTCCTCCATAGGAATTTCCATCTGCTCCGACAACTTCTTAGGTCCCATACCATACGCCAAGCCGAAGTTGATTCCCTTTACCACGTTACGTAACTGCTTATGTCTCTTGCAGTTACACTTGATTCTATACTTTACAAAGTCGCAGTCCTCTTCTGCAGAGTCCACCCATTCCTGACCGAAGACCAACTCGCCACATACAGAGTGCAAATCTTGCCCCTTACTAAGTGCCGAGAGGAATACAGGATCCTGTGAACCATAAGCGATAATACATAGCTCCTGAGAAGAATAATCACCAGACACAAATACCCACTCGCTCCCAGAAGTAAAACAATTTCGATAGGTGTTATCAGAAGGTATCTGCTGAAGGTTAGGCTCCCTACACGAAGCACGGCCCGTAGATACCATCTGAACAAAGTTGGGATGGATCTTCCCGTCAGAATATATATGCTCTAAAAACGACGTACCAAACGAACTGGCTTTCTTGCTCTTCTCCCTATAGTCCTGAAGGATAGATGCCAACTTATGCTTCCTCTTCAGCTTGTGCAATACCTGATCCGAAGTAGCAAGTATCTTCCTATCTATACACTGGAAGATCTGCAACGTAGTAGAGGTACTATTCCAGTTGTACCTATGAGTGCCCATAACATTCTCAGAAGAGAACATATCAAGCTGTATAGCCGTAGGACGTACAGATTCAAACAAAGGGTCTGTAGCCACTATCTCATTCATCTCAATCTCTATATCCTTTGCCTCTTGCTCTATGATAGCAACCTGCTTCTTCCACCGTTCTACATCTAACGTGATACCATTGTACTCCATCTCCGTAAAAGCAAGTACAGACGCATTTTCTAACATAGCTAAGAGAGAAAGATTACTCTCCTGCATTGCCTCCATCTGCTGGTGCATGATATGTGGCAAATAGGCTATGTCTAATGCGGCATAACTGAGTTGCTGTGATGATAGTGTACTATTAGGTTTGAACGATGTCTGTGCTTGTTTGCTGAGGGATACGTTACAGTATCGCTGTACTACGGCTTTTAGGTTATTGCGTACGTTGGTACCGGCTGTGAGTATCTGTTCACATATGAAGGTATCGTACACTTGGTTGGGTTGAAGGCCTTGCTTGATGAGGAACTTGAGGTCGAACTTGAGGTTGTGTCCTACGAGAATTTTAGCGTTGTTGAGTAGCTTGATAAGGGCATCGACCCTACGCTGATCGTTATCTATGACGAAGATGTACTGGTTGGAATCGTTATGAGATACCTGTACAGTTACTATAGAATCTTGTAGGAAGTTGAGGCCAGTAGTTTCTATGTCGATATAGAGGATAGTTGCTTTAGATAGTTCTTCGTAGGCTGTTATGAATGATATGGGTTGGAATTGTGTCTCGTCAGGAGTTTCAGTTCTACCGATAATATAAATCATTGCGATATTGATTGCCCACGAAGGTAGGGAGAAGGAAGTGCCTCTGGGTAGAGACACCTCCTTCTTTCCTTAGGTGTGGTTAGATCTTGATGGCGCGACGTGTAGCGATGGTCGGCACGGGGATGGCGTGCAGCTTATCGGTAAGGGTATGTCCTGCCTTTTCAAAAGCTGCGGTGATAGCTGTCTCGAAGGCTGGGCTTTGGGGATCACCTGCTACGAAGATGGTAGCATACTCGCGTACGTCGCCATTGATGGTATATGGCGATACCTTACGACGGACGATCTGTCCTTGCACGACCATATCGACTTTGGCATTGTACATCCAGTCGGGCACAGCAGAGGTATCGTCAGCGTCGTACAGGTAGGGGACTTTATATCCGATAGCACGAACTGTGGTGGAGGGAGCAAGGACTTGGTGGATCTCTCCTGTGGTGGGATCGATAAAGGTTTCGTTACCCATCGTCTGGAGAGTCACACGGTTGTACTCACGACCATTCTTGTCTACTTGAAAATCTGTTGCAATTACTTTGACGTAATTCATAATAAAGAGGGATTAAAGGATTAAATTAGGGCCAACAAAAATCTTTTGGTATGGCACGTAACGGTCTCGCTGGTAAAGGGTTCTCGTATAAGAAACGAGGGATGACTCAACGGAGTATTGAACGTAAGCGAGCGTATGATGCACAGTATCAAAAGCAGGAGTCCGCTGTAAAGAAGCGGGTAGCTATGAATAGGGCTAATCGTCAAGCGGGTACGTATGGTAATGGTGATGGTTTAGATGCCAGCCATACCCGCGGAGGAAAGATTACAATGGAAAAGGCTACTACTAACCGGGCACGCAACGGGATGAAGAAGGGAGCCAAGACTACCTCACGCCGTAGAGGGACAAAGAAGTAATTACTTCGCTAAGTTGCGCCTACACAGATGTACAAACTCGCGTAGGCTGAGGTGCTTGTAGGTGCTGGTGAAGTTTACTGTGTATGCGTCTCCGTTCTTTACGAGGGTGATATAGAAGGGAAGTTCTTCTTCTATAGCCAACGCTGCGATGGCGGTATCATCTTTCAGGATTTCTTCTAACTCTTCTGCTGTCTGACCTTCATAAGGTATAAGCTGACGAAACCGTTCTTGTGTTTCTTCGCTCATCATCAGTAGTTGTTAGCT